TCCTCATTGGCCTGCTCATCAAGTATCTGTCCGAGCTTTACGTTTGCCTCCTGTCGAGCCTCAATGGTCAAGGAAACATCGTCTCTGATCTGCCGTTGAATCTCAGCCTCTCTCTGATACTCAAGCATCAGGAGTCCTTGTTGAGCCTCTGCAAGCTGAACCTCGTTCCTGAGCTTCACCAACTTATCAGCAGTTTCAAGAGCACCATCTCCAGCAGATGCAACCGCACTCCCGAAGTTTGTAAACGCTTCCCACACATCCTTCAAGCTGAAGGAGGAGAGATTCCGCAGCTCATCAATCAAGTTACTAACTGCTCCGAATACGTTATTGAATACTATCTCAACGGTACTGAATGCTTTCCCGAGTGCGTTGGCTACCTTCTGATTGCCCATCAGCAGCTCCTTTAGAGTAGCGAATATCTCGGTCAGAACGAACACGAAGCCAGTTGCTGCTGCAAGAGTCTTAAAGCCTCCAGCAAGTCCCCTGACTCCCTTGACTGCTCCCTTTGCTCCTTTGCCTACTGCTCCGAATCCTCGCTGCATTTTACCGGTCAGCTCAGATGCTCCTCCTTGCAGTTTCTTGATGGACTTGTCAAGGTTTCCGAGCTGCCTTGTGGCTTTCTTTTCTTCAACCTCGACCTCAAGGACTATCTTCTTCTCTTCGGCCATTAGGGTAGGTCTGTGATTCGATAAAGAACATCGACAACAATATCGCTATCTCCAGCCGTTGGATTGCCTCCATCAACTGAAACTACAAGCGCGTCACCTGTAACGATGTTCAGGTTTGTGCTGAGTAGGTCAAACGAGCCTAAAGAATCAGAAGTCTCATTGATACCCACCCTTGCCTGAATGTCTGCCGCTGCGGCACTCGAAGCCTTGAGTACCATGTTGGTATTCGTAGCGTATGCCGTTGTGTTGTACTGCAAGTGCATAGATGCGTTCACAACTTGTATCTCCTTTCCCGTGATACCAGCAACCACCTCAATCGGAGTTGAGTTCAGAGCAAGCACCTGAGCAGTTGTCAGAGTGACCTGAGCCCTCTTGAGTTCACCTCCTCCAGTTGCTATCTCCAGTATTCCGTTGGTTGTCCCTATGTATAGCCGCTGATCTGCAACATTGAGATAAAGCTCTCCGATATATACATCATTGACCGACCACGTTCCGTCTGTGTGGTCTGTGCTTGGAGCTGCCGTTGGTTGAGCGAGTGCTACCGTTGACCGCTTTATTCTAAGTCGTGAGTCCTGTGTTGCCATTGCCTTCTATTAAGTAGATAGATGTTTCTGAGAATTGTGCCTGTACAATGTCCTCTCCTCCGTCAACCGTGAAGATATTTGTCCCCCCTCTGAGGCTGCGAACCGTATCTTCTCCTCCATCGAGAACATCTCTGCTCACCTCTTCTCGGTTGTTTATTATAGTAGTTCCTGACTGAGTGACCGTGACTCCGTTGGTATTGATAAGCCGAACCCTTGTCACTCCTTCTCGGACAACATTGTCATCCCCTATGATTGTGACATCCTCTGCTCCAGTCTCAACCCTGTTCCGGTTGCCATTGATCATAAATCCAGTCACTCCTTCTTGAACCGTATTATTTCGGCCTCTGACTACTCCACCAAACAAGGGAGAAGCATTGCCATTCTTGACCAACCTCTTGACCGTTGGCTTTTTTTCAATAACCGAAGTTCCTCCTCCTCCGATAGTTCCTCCTGTTCCTACTGCAAAAGTCTCAGCCTTGACATCCTCCCTCACTATAATCTTAATAAGCTCGACCTTTGTCAGATCATCTCCGAAAGGATTGTAGTCCATTACTCGGTTAATCCTCCACAGGCTATTGTCTATAACTATCTGGTTCCTGAAATCGAGCTTGTGAATATCAAGAGGAGTCAGGTACATATATACCGTGAGCAGCTTGCTATCTTTATTTGTAACCTCCAGCAATCCTCTCCTGTGATACCTGTTGAAGAGATTGTCATTCGTATAAAGAAGCGTTCCCGTAAACTGATTTTCTGAATAGAAAAGCTCATTTGGAATACCGAAGTTGATGTCTTGAGCTGGCGCAAGTGGATGAGTCAAGTGACCAGCATACGGATACTCCTCCGGATAACGATCATCGGCAAAGAAGTCAGTCGCATGATACCACTTTGGCTCTGAGAGAAGCATGCCCGCATAGTATAGGATACGAATATTGTGATCCGTTGGTTGAGCTCCTTCCTCGATGTCCGCATCGTATATTTTAGGGATGATCCTATTGCTCGGACCATCATTGACAAGCGGAGACTGACTGAATACTACTTTCGTGGCGTTTGTCTTATTGAGGAAGTCATTGTCTACATCAACCCTCGCCCTTCCGTAAACGTGGCTCCAGGTGTCCATGTATCGCTCGTTGTAATAGTCTCCATCCTCCTTGTATGTGTACTCGTATTCGTTGCCTGTAAGCAGCGCAAGAGGCTCAAGAGATACCTCCTTCGAGTAGTCAACTTTATGCGTCCAATCCCTGACCTCTCCTCCTGTGTAGAAATCGTCCCTCGTTTCAATCAGTAAGTTCGTATCGTTCAATGGATCAGGATAAACGTACAGATTGAACATATTTATGATGGACTTGAAGAAATCCGCCATACTCACTTTTGGAGTTGCCAGATTCATGTCAATCGGATTGCCCTCATAAACTCCTTCTCTAATTGGTTCGTTCTCGAAGTATCCTCCGATGATTCTAAAGTCGAGCCAATGAGTAGTCCCGATGGTGTTCCGGAATTGTGCCGTGTATCCTGTTGGGTTAGTCGTTCCGTCCTCCAGCAAGTTCGGAGACATCAATCTCACATAGACCTGATCTGAATAAAAAGTACGCTGCCACGGAGTATCTAAGCTCGTCCCGTTTATGAATACCGTTTGAGTAGTTGACTGACCTACCGATAAAGCATCAAGGTCGAATGTCCATGTTGTCGTGCCGAGTATAGTGATGTCCCCTGAGCTTCCATTCTCGTAGACGATTTCAGCAGTTCCTTGATATTGTGATCGGTTAAGAGGAGAGTAGTTCTTCGTTACCTGCAAATCAAGACGAGCGTTGAAGTTATCAGCTCTTGTATTGTTGCTAAAAAACACATAATTGCCGACTGCTTGATTACCATACAAACTACCAGGAGAGCCGAGAAGCCGATAGTTGTCGGCGTTGTCGAAGCCGAGAATATTCTCATCTTCAAAGCAGACCTTCGCCATCTCACCCCAGTTAGTGAAGTATTGCTCATTGCCAAAAGTATTCGGATGAGTTGATGCAAGCCTGTGAAGGAGCTGAGGCTCGGTCTTTACTGCTTTGAACTTGCGTGACTCTGCAACTGACTCCTTGAGATATAACTTGCTGAACGGAACAATCAACCTTGCAAAGAAGGCCGATGACAAGAATGAGCTCGTGTAAGTGAACCCAGCGAAGCCGAATATCCTGTCAATTATGTCCTTAGCGTACACCGTTGGCTTGAGATCAGTTACCGAATACCACCTCCATCCTTCGACCGTGTACTTTGTTCTGTGACCGTAGTCAATCATCGGGTAGACATATCCTGAGCCATAGCCAGCAGTCCAGCTCGCTTCTTGCGTTGGTCTGTTATAGGTATGGTCAAGATCTGAGAAGTCGATATATCTCAGGCCATTGCTATCCACTCCGTCGAGCTGCTTGTCTCCCAGCACTCCGAAGATGTTGATGAGCTTACCAACGAATACAACCTCATAAACGTAGTTGCTATTATGCATCCGAATCTTACGGAGCTGGAGACTGCCACGCATCACCTCCACTCCGTCCTTCTGAATAGATGCCTCTGCTATCTTGTTCGGATTGAAGTTGACCTCAATGTTTGGACTCGTTGAGTCGAAAGCATTGGAGATATTAAAGTCGTAGATCTGCCCGAAGATCTCATCATTGTTCTGAGTGCCTGGACATTGTATCGTCTTGGAGTAGTTCGTGCTCCGCTTGTCCGGATGCCGAATGTCAGCTATCGAGTAATTGAACGAGAACTTGAACCCCTCGAATACGTCCAGCCGCTTACCTTCTACATATACCTCACCCACGTTGCCTCATATTACGGATTGAATACTCAAGATCAAAAGTGTACTGCATCAGCTTATCATTTAAGCTCGTCTGCTTGCGGATTGAACTGCCGTTGATATTGACCGCAATCAACTCATTGTTTACCTCCTGATATATCTCAGGAGAAGTGAACAGAGACTCCATCCATACGCTCTCCAATTCGCTCAGATAGTTAGTATTGACCTTGAGCTTCTTGGTCATCTGCGTATCGTACTGAGTACGTCCTCTATCTGCTTTGGTATACGTCCAGCCGAAGCCTGTGAAGTCGTGAGCGTTCTGCTCAAATTGCTTTCTCCTCACATCCGTTTTCTCCTCGCTTTTAAGGTCGAAGTTGAACGCATCGAAGCCTCCGAGCCTGTTCATCCAATGCAGTCTAACAGGAGTATATTTCGAGCAGTTCTTGTCAATATTGAAGAGTACCGATTCGCTGATAGGCAGGCTTGAGTCCCATAGCGTAATCCTGTAACTCTTTGCCCCGTTCAGAATAGTAGCAGGGTTTCCACTTGAATACTGGCTAATGTTAGTTAATGGAATATCGTAAGTGCCTACCGGTATGCGTAGATATTGGTTGTCCATGTTCGCCATAGCAGCAGCGAAAGGATTGCTCACAAGGACATTCGATAGCTGCGTTCCTGTTCCATCATAATCATCATACGTGGTCAGGTAGTAACCAGCTGGGGCATTGTTCTCCGTTCCGATAAAGTACAGGCTTGCAGATTCGCTTGAGCCAATATCTCGGTAGTTTGTTCCAGTCGGCCCATCGGTCAGAAACTTGTGAGAGCCAGCTCCTGTATCCATCAGATAATCAGAAGCCGTGAAATCAAGCCAGTCAATATTGTTCTGAACTCCGTTCCATACGCTCTTGACATCGTACTTCGCTGGCCGTAATAAATTGCCATCGGCATCCTCCTCTCCAATGGTCACATAGTACTCAACATGACTATTCGTGTTCTGAAGGAAGCCGAGATGATTCGCTTCCGGGATAGTCAAATCATGGGTCAACTTCGATTGAAGAATCCGAGAGAGATTTACGAAGGCTCGGTCTGTTGATCCGTTGGTTGCTGGAGTATTGAATACCCTAAGCGTAGCTATCGGAGTCGTGTTGCCATTCTCGTAAACCTTTACAACGTACCGATACGGAGAAGGAACTCCTCGGAATACCCATACGTTGTCATTGTACGCAAGCTGATAGTTCTCAGGCTGGTCATATAATATTATAGCCATATTACTTCTGTTGTATTTTTTGGATGATCTGTTCTATCTTGATACCGTACAGCTCGACTGCTGCCTCACTCACATCCTGAAGCATTGCCCTGTCCAGCTTCCTCCGTGCATCTGACACGAATGGTCTTGGATCGCATCCTTCTCGGTGAATCTTCCGAGCAATAACCCAAGCCACGGAAGCATACTTTGCATTAGACCAAGAGCCTACCTTATCACTATTCCTCTCACCTTTTGCTACTCTGTCCTTGACATTCGGAAGCCTGAGCCACTCCTCAATCTTGCTCTTGAGCACTCCGCTTCCACCTCCCGAGCTTGGCCCTCTTCCGTAGTTGACCTGTTCCCAGTATGGCTCTGCATATATCTGCATCACATAGGTCTGACCGAACAAGTTAACCCTCGGTTGGTTGACTACCTTGAGACTTGTACCGAGCTTACCTGAGCCGACCGCATCGTACTTCTTGATGCCCTTTCCGAACTCCCGAATGTAGAGCTCTTGCCACTTGCTTAACGTATCTATCAGCCTATCCTCTGCCATTTTTTAGCTGCTGGTTGTCGTATGCTTGCTTTGCTCGCTGGAAGCTGATGAGATTGAGGAACTCACGGAGCTCCATATCGAAGAAATAGCTCCATTTCGTAGCATCGTTATTAGATAGGGAATTGACGATTGATAGCCATCCGTATCGGGTTTGATACGTTTCAGTTCTTTGACCAGCTTCCTCTCGAGCTTCCTTGTCTCCCTCTCCGAAAATGCCAACATACGTTCTGCGTATCTCTGCCAACTGGTGAAAAAAAAAGACGATAAAGGCTGGACAATGCTGATCGGGCAATCAAGCATCTCCTGAGCTACCTCCTCGTGCTTCTTTGCATCGTACTTCCCTCGCTTCCATCCGTACCATTTGCGCTCGTAAGGAATCGCGAATACTGCCATGATATGATGAAGGTTGTCCATTACCTTCTCAGGATTGCCGAGCAGATGCTGGAGAGTAATGTACTGGCCTCCGTTGAGCTTGTAGACATCAGTCAAGATTCGGTACTTCTTGCCGTTCAGCTTGAATTTCCGAGTCAGCTTGTTCTCCATTGGCTCAGAAATAAACTCCAGCACCTTCATGATGTTAGCGTAGCTCTTGAGAGATAACTGCTCGACATCCGCCAAGTCCATTCCACTCAATACCGAGATGATCTCCGTGTTCTTCTGATACACATCAGCCTCCTCATCCTTCAGCAATGCTTGAATAGCTTGGAACTGCTTGAGCGTGACCTGAGTCCAATCCTTTGGTAGTTCAATCTTCATCTGCTTATAAATAGAATTGTTTCAAAATTGTAGTTTATCGGATAGTGTACTTTCCAGCGTTGACATTCATCTTCTCCATTGCCACGTATCTCAGAGCATCAAGCGCATGGTTGTTGTCATCTTCCGGTACGTTAATCGCTTGGTTCGTTCGATGGTCTCGCTTCCATGAGTAAGCCTTCAGCTCTCGGATAACATTCAGCGAGTCCTTGTGGACCATTATTTGAACGCTCTTGAGCTTGTCGATTCCTGACCTGACCGAGTCAGTTCCTTTCTTGACTCCTCGGATTCTGAATCCGAACCTTCTCAGCTCCTCGATGCTCTTAGGCTCTGCCGAGTCTGCTACTATCTCATCACTCCTCTGAAGGCCGCACTTCTTTGCGATGTCTGCATTGGTCAGTCCTGTCTC